ATCTGCTGGTGTTCTTTTTTTTTTGATTAGTAAGATTTTTAGGAACCTGATTAAGAATAGCCAGATAAGTACTATGCAAACAAATTTTCAGGCTGGTGTTGACAAGATTTATAATGCATGCGTATCGGCAGGTACAACACCATCAGCTAAAACGCCGGACGCATGTGTCACTGCTATTGGAACTATAAAGACTACCCAGTATGATGCTGGAGTAACTGATGGTACAAATGCCGCAAAAATAAAAATATTAAAGGTAGGTACATTTAGCTTTAGTCAATCTGCTTCCAACTATTCAAAAACTTGGGATGTGTATACATTATGTAATAATAATGATATAGATATATCAAGCTTAACTAGTGATAATTTCTTCTTAGATGCAAATTATGCATATGGGTTGTGCTATTCTGATAATGACAAGACCGAGTCAGCATATTGCTCGCTGGTTAAAAGTTTCTCAGGTTCAACACTTACAGTAACTACATCTGGTATGACGTATGGCGGTGGGCACTATGCCGGATTTAATGTAGCTGGTAATGTCTACTTATGTGCATAATTTAAAATTGTACCGTTCCAGTGGTAGATTGTCCTCCACCTAATCCCATAAAGTTAAAGGTTCTGGTAGTTTCATCAATTGTTAATGATACATTCCCATATGCATTATTATCGCTAGCAGAAGAGATATATACTTTATATGAAATTTTTACTGATTTACCATCAGTTACTATTACTAATTTAAATAAAATAGATATGATATCGATTTTGAGATTATGGTCGATATCATATCTATTCTTTTAAATCTAAAATAAGTAACTGATGGTAAAAACTCAGTTGAAATAACAACTTATACTATGACTGGGTCTGCTAAAAGTGATGGTGAAGGACATGCGGGTTATAGTAGCACTACTACTTTTACAATATCTGAATGTGCTAAGATAAAAATAATCTTGTCTGCTACCGCTGCAATATCAGGAGCAGCCCAAGCACAATATAACAATATATGGTATTCCAGCGCAAATGCTACATATGATCTAGACTATGTTTCAGGAGTAAATACAATTAACGCTCGTATAAAGGGCGGGTATGATGGAGCATACAGCCAGATGTCTGCAACAGGTACTGTTACTGTAATAACTGCTTAATACGTTACAACGGTTAATGAACTACTTGCACTTGCACCTGTATTCGTATCGATTGAATGACCTGCAACGGCCCAACAGTAAATTGTATTTTGACCTGATGCATAGTCTACAGTTGTAGTTGAATTGGTATATGTGATATTATTATATTTTACGTAATGATAATGATAGATGGTACCTGAGCCGCCAAGTGCCATTACAACTTTATTACATGCTGATATTGTAACAGTTACGGTATTACTACTTTTTGGTGACTCACCTTCGCTTTTGGATACAGTACTTGTTGACACGGTTTTGTATATAGTTGGACTGATAGAGTTTTTACCATCAGTTACTCCAGCATCATACTGGGTAGTCTTTATAGTTCCAATAGCAGTGACACATGCGTCCGGCGTTTTAGCTATTCATTTCTTTATTTTCTCTTGTAATATCCCTAGAAAAAACAGCTTCTTAACGAGCTAAGTAAAGGAGGTGTACAAAATTTATGGCGGTAGAAAGTTCAAAACAGATGAAAGCAACTGCATGGATTTCTAATGCTGGTAGGTCGCTTGCTGGTGCAACTAAGGATCATTTTTCCAAAGTTGCTCCTAATATGGTATCTACTGGTACTAATCTGTATGCAGGTGGTAAGAAGGTTAGATCCTCTTTAAGACCAGCTAATCTGATTTCTATAACAAAGGACTTGTCCAGAAATAAGTACATACAAAAAGCCAATACAGCTTTGAAACAAGCTTCCAAAGATATCAAATCAGGAAACCTCTATAATCCTGACCGTGGAATGGATAGTTACATGAATGGTCTTGGTGGAGATGATGATTTTGACTTTGATAGCTTTGGTGATTTTGACTTTGATTCTGGGGACTCTGATGAAGATGGTGGTACCACTGTTAATGCTACTTTTGTAAAAGGTGGTACTGATAATAGAGCATTAGGTACTGCTACTTTTGCAATCACTGATGCGATGAATAAGAATTCCCAAACTACTTTAAGTGCAACAGAAGCACTTATTCAAAGTAACACAGGTATGTTCTCTTCTGTAATATCAGAAATGCAAGCAGGATTTGGCGAGATGTCATCTCAATTGAATACTATGAATAATACTCTTACTGCTATTCTTCAGTTTCATAATGAGAACACAGCCAAATTCTATCAAAGTGCATTGGAACGATTAGACAAAGTTGGAGCACCTAATAAGGAATATCAATGGGATGATTCATTTAATCCTATGGATAGCTTTACTGATAAGGGTGCTCTTAATTTGGACTCATACAAAGAGTACTTAAAACGAAACATGAAGAGTGAGTTACAAAAGACTCCACTTGGTGCAATGACAGCTTTAATGTCAGAAGATATGATTGATATGATGTTAGCTGACCCAGTGGGAGCACTTAGTAGTTCACTTGTAAGTGCAATGGTACCAAGAGTAGTAAATAGTACCATTAAAATGGTTGATAAAACTGTCGGTGATTTTATTACTGATAGTATGATTAAGATGGGAAATTGGGCTGAAGATGGTTCCAAAGGACTAAAGAAAATCATTGGTCAATTATTTGGTATTCATCCTGATAAAGTAAAATCTGGTATAGCTCTTCCAGAAATTACTAAGGATGCTGCTACTTTTGATAATATTACGAGGAATACGATAGTAGAAGTTCTCCCTAAATATGCAAGGGAAAGTACAGCGTATTTGAAAGAAATTGCTCAGGTAGTTACTAAGAAAGATGCTAAGACTATGACTGGGCAAGCAGAAGTCTTTGATAATAAGAGTAATTCATACATAAAGCAGTCTGATATGTATGATAAATTCATGACCGATATGATTGATAGAATGACAGGAGCTCTCAAGAATACCAATTTTGGTGAAGCTCTTGCCAATGCAGGCAATAATCTGCAAGGTGGTCAGAAGCAAGCCTATGATAAAGCCTTTGAAAGATTTGCTGCTGTACTTGGTACAACTGGTGATAATCTTACTCTCTCTGATTGGGATGTAAATAAGAAGGATTCTAAGATTAATCAGGTTCTTTCTAAAATTGGTGACAAGAAGAATGATATTGGTGTACAGAAATTAACCACTGCTATTAATACTTTATATGGTAGAAATACAGCTATTGGTGGAGTAGCTAGAGCACAACAGGATGTACGTAGTTCTTGGAACCAGATGATGAAGGATTTCTCTGAGAATTATGATACTTACAATATCCATGCAATGGGGCTTGGTGGTGAAAACCAAGACCAGTTCGTTAAACTTCTTAATGAATATGGTAATGGTAAATATACAGCTACTATTGGCGAAGTAAATAAGTCAATGAACCCTGCTGATAAAGCCAAGAATAAAGCCATTGATAGGCACAATAAGAAACTTGCTAAGAAGAATGGTGTTAAAAATGGCGACCAAAGAATGATTGATGCTATCGCTGATTGGGAAAGTGGTGATAAAAACTACGGTAGCCATGATGAAGATGGTGGTCAATTAATTGGTAATCTTATTGGAGAAAACTGGGGTGAAGGGACAATCGGTAAAGTTGGCGGTAAAGTTAATAATACTTTATTTGCTTTGATGAAAGGTGACGCTTCTACAGCAGCTTCAGAATTTGGTAGTATATTTACAGATACCGTAAAAGGTATTTGGAATAGTGCTAAAGAAAACTTCTTTGACCCATTAAAGACTAGATTATTCGGAAAAGATGAAGAAGGAAATGCTCAGGGTATATTTTCTGGTACCAGAAATATGCTTAATGACACCTATAAATCCCTTATCCAAAAGATTAATGGTAAAACCTATGTGAATAGTAAAGGTGAAACTGTTACAGCAGAACCCGGAAGTTCACTCTTAGATTCAGCCACTAAGATATTTGGTGATATCAAAGAGAATGTCAATGGTTTTCTTTTTGGTAAGAAACACACCGATGAAAACGGAAAAGAGGTTCAGGATAGTGAAGGAGCATTTGGCTTTATAAAAGATTCTTTCAAGAAAGGTGTTGAAGGTTGGTCTTCAGCTTTATTTGGAGATGAGAATTCTCCTGATGAAGCTAAAGAGAAAATCACCAAAACTATGAAAGAAAGACTTCCAAATACTGGTAAAGGTGCAGCTATTGGAGCAATGCTTGGTACAATGGCTGGTGGTCCTCTTGGTTCTCTTATTGGTGGTGCTTTTGGTGGTGCTGCTATTGGTGGAGTTACAGGATTTCTTTCTAAATCTGAAAAGTTTAATAGGTATTTATTTGGTACTGAAGTTGAAGATGAAAATGGAAATAAATCCAAAGTTGGAGGATTAATCTCTGATAAGACACAAAAATTCTTTAAAGATAATAAGAGTTCTATCATAACAGGTGGAGTTCTTGGTGCTGTAAAATCATTTGTATTCCCTAATTCTGTTGTAGGTTTACTTGGTAATTTAATCGGTGGACCATTTGCAGGAGCTGCTCTTGGAGCTGCTACTTCAATGATAAGAAAATCTGAAACTTTCCAGAATTTCTTATATGGTGACCCTGAAACTGGTAAGCAAGGAATAATAGATTCTGTAAAGAAGTTATTTGGCGGAAAAGGTGGAAGTGGTGAAAACGGAAAAGTAACCAAAGAAGACCAAGAAGCAAATAAGAAATTATTTGGTATGGCGTCAGTTGGTGCTGCTGGTGGTGGATTAAGTGCTGCTATAATTGGCAAAGTGGGTGTATTAGGAGCTATGGCTACTCCTGCTGGACCTCTTGGTGGTGCTATATTAGGAGCTGCTACAGGTATTGCTCTTGGTGGTGCTAAATTCAGAAAATTCTTATTTGGTGAAAAAGACCCTGAAACTGGTGAGAAGAAAGGTGGTTTATTCCAGAAATTCGGAAACTATGTGCATGTTGAACTATTTGCACCTATGAAGAGTAAGGTGATGAATTTGCTGGAAGATGCTAAAATTACCTTGAAATATGATATACTTGAAACCATCAGATTACCATTCTCAGTTATGGCTGATAAGATTGGTGAGACCATTTCAAATGCTAAGGATAAAATCATTACAACTGTTGGAAGTACACTGCAAAAAGGTTATGAGAAATTTATAGCACCTGTAGTAAAAAATGTCACTGCAACAATTATTGCACCTGCTAAGAAAGTAATTGGTAAAGCAGTTGACATAGTTTACAACTTCTCTAAGATGGTTATAACTGCTCCATTTAAATTAATCAATAAGATTGGTATGGCTATTACTAGTCCTATCAGAAAAGGTTTAAAGAAGTTATTTACATTCACCAGAGATGTAATCAAAGGCATCGGTCATATGATAGTCGGTGGAGTTAAGAAAGCATTTGGCTTTGTTACTGCTCCATTTAAATGGGTTGGTGGCAAAATCAAAGCTGGTGTTAATCTCTTAAAAGATAGAGTATTTGGACCAAAGACTGATGAAGATGGAAATGTAGTTGGAACTTCTCTTGGAGGAAAATTAAATAGATTTAAATCCAAGCTTACAAGTAGTGACTGGAGAAAAGGTTACTATGAAGCAGCTGGTGCTAAGGCTGATGAAAAACGTCAGGCTAAAGCTAATGCTAAAGAGAGACAAATCATGGACCAGAACCGTGCTGAAGTAGCAAGGATGCTTGGTTATGATGTAAAATATTTCACAGCTGATACTTTAAAGCAAGCTCAAGATGAAGCACTTGCTAAAGGTAAGAAACTCAATTTACGTAAGACTGGTAAGGATTACAAATTTGAAGAAGACCCTGAGCAAGTTCAAAGAAATTTACTTGAAGCACAGAATGAAACTGGCGAGAAGCAACTTAGTGAAGCTGAGAAGCAAACTAGTATTCAGGAAAAGATTTATGCACAAATGTTGTCTGAGGGTTCTGATAAAGACGACGAAGAAGCAATGATTCGTATTGCTGCCGAAAATGGTATGGAATACAATCCTAAGACTAAAAAGTTTAAACCTCTTAAAGGTAAAGCCGAAGAAGAATGGTTAAATAACGATAATGAGGCATCTGAAGAAGATATTCAGGCACAACTTGCTGGAGATGTTCAAGAGTCATCTAAAGCCCCTACCGAAAAGAGTAAGATTGCTAAATGGTTCGATAAAGTTGACCAATCTGGTGGTCTCTTTAAGTATGTTAAGGGAAAATTTGCTAAAGAACTTGACGACGAAAGTATGCAAGCTCAGTTACTCGGAGAAGAAGATGACGATGAAAAGAAGAGTCTTCTTGATAAAGGTAAATCTTTAGTATCAAATATATTCAAAAGAAAAGGTAAAGCAAGAGCAGAAGGTGGTCCAGCAGACCCTAATTCACCAGTACTTGTTGGTGATGGCGGTCCTGATTTAAGTGCTGCTGAAATCTTCGTACCTAGAACAGCTGGTAAGGTTCTTGCACAGGGTGCAGAAGGACTTAAAGTTCAGATTACCAGCGTAGCTAAAAATGCTAAGAAAGAATTCACAGAGATGTTCCAAGATGTCTCTGAAAAGAGTGGTAGCATTATAGATGGACTTAAGAAAAAGAATTCCTATGAGGAACTAAAGAAAGCAGCTGAAGCAAAAGAAGAGCAAGAGGGTGATAATGAGCGTGAAGAGAAAATGCTTACGGCATTAGAGACCATTGCTAGTCATACAGGAGAACATAAAAAATCTTGGTTTGAAGTATTTTCTAAGAAGAAAGGTATTATAACCTTAGGTGCAATAACTCTTGGTGCAGCTGCAATTAAGTTATTACCAAATATCATAAGTTTGGTTAAAGAAATCTGGCCCGCTATTAAAGAGGGAGTACAAGGTGCATTAACTGCTGTAAAAGGCATTGCACAAACTCTAGGATGGTGGCAAGATGAAAATGCAGGTACTGATGAAAAGAGTACGGCTGAGCAAATTCAAGATGAAGTTGAAGATGCAAAGCAAGTAGCTGATGATATTAAAAATGGTGACTATGTACAAGCTGCTAGTGATTTCGTTCTTGATGAAGGACAATGGGATGCTAATTCAGGTGGTAGAGTTAATTTACTCGTGAATGGTGCTAGAACTGTTGCCAAAAGTAAAATTGGTAAGCTTGGAATTAAAGCCGCCAAAGGTACTGTTAAATTAGCTGGTAAAGGTATAAAAAAGGCTGGAAGTGCAATTAGTAAAAAGATAGCTGGTAATGCAGCTGCTAAAACTGCTGAAAAAGCCGCCTCATCAACAGCCCTGTCAGTTGTTGAGCATGTTAGTGGTGAAGTTGTAGATGCGGCTACTGGTGAAGTTATCACTCAAACAACTGCAAAGATTGCTACACAGTCTGCTGAAGATGTTGCAGAAAAAGGTGGGAAGGGATTATTCAAGACAATCATTAGTAAATTCACAACATGGATTGACAATTTGGCTGCTAAACTTCTTGAAAGATATCCTAATATTGCACAAAGTAAATTAGGTCAACAACTTTCAAAGATTTCTGAAAAAGCTGTAAAAGCTGCAACTGAAAAACAAGCTCAGGTTACATCTGAAGTGGCTGCTGCTAGTGCTAAGAACGAAGGTGGTGCTGCATTAACCGCTGGAATTAGTACCGCTGTATTTGTAACGGTTGGTGCAATTAATGGTGTTAGTGGTACTGCTAAATTATTCCAAGTATCTAGTGATAAAGTAGATAATGTCATGAGAGTCATCTCTGCTATAATTGGTGCTGTTGTCACAGCAACAACGCTTGGCGCAATAGTTGATGTTATCTCTGGAATAGTAGCTGAAGTATGTGGATTCGACTTATTGAATGCTATTGCATGTATTATGTATGGTGTAATTTGTGGTGAGGATAAAGCTGCTGAATTAAACTCTGCTAAAGAGGAATGGCAGGCTGAATTTGTATCACAAAGAGATGAGACAGTTGAACAACAGTATGAGACACAAAAAGCCGCCGGTATCATTGGAGAAGATGTTACATTAGAGCAATTCCAAGAAGGAGTTTCTAATGGTGAATATTCAGTTAAGACACAATCATTCCAAGACTGGAATGCAGACCAAAACCAGTCTATTGGATATAAAATAGGTAAAGGATTTACAAATGCTTGGAAATCAACAAAATCATTCTTTACAGGAAAAGCTTCTTATACAGATTCTACTACTGGAAATAAGTATGTTGATAATGGTGATGGAACCTTTACTGTATATGATTCTGAAGGAAATAACCTTGGTGATATTTCACAAGAGGCAGTTAATACTGATGAAATGGACAAGAGTGTTAGCGGTGGTATAAGTGGTCTTACAGAGAAAATAAAATCCGGTTGGAACACAGTAAAAGAGAAAGCTAGTTCAGCTCTTGATACTGCATCTAATATAGCTCTTGGAGCATATAGACTAAAACCTCATGTAGAATGGGCATGGGTATTAAATGACGGCTCAGGATATTATGAGGCTGGAAATAGTGGAACTTGGGTTAAGTATACCACTAATGGAGACGAAACAGGTGATACGATTACTGATGAAGATATGAACGCTCTTATTAGTTCAGGATTAGTAACGAAACACCTTAAATTTGAAAAAGGTACGATTGCAACTAAAGTTGGTGAAGCTCTCAGTACCGTTTGGGATGGAGCTAAATCAGTTGCAAGTAAAGCCAAAGAAAAACTATCTGCTGTTTGGGGTTCTGTAACAGAGAAAGCTAGTTCAGCTCTTGATTGGGCTAAGAAGAGATTTAAACGAGATACTCTTAGCGTAGTAAGATTAATATCATCACATGATGAAACTGTCTACGAGTGTGTAGATGGCACAGGATATTACAAGATGTCTACAATTACTGGATGGGACAAGTGTGGACCAGAAGGTGATGAGACTGGAGAAAATATTACAGATGATGAACTTAACCAGATGATAGAGAGTGGTCTTGTTACGCAGACTACAAAGACAATGGATAGAACTACAATAAAAGAGCAAGTAACCAAGAATGTAACCTATGTTCTTGATAAAGCTAAAGGTGTAGTTAACACAGCTAAAGAGAAATTATCAGCAGTATGGGAGAAAACCACTGATACTGTAAAGAGTGCTTTAACCAAAGTAAGCAATTTCAATAAGAAAGTCAATAAAGCTTTAGGTAATATTGAACTTGTTTGGAGTTTAGTTGATGGTACTGGCTACTATCGCTCAGCTCAAGATGGTACATGGGAAAAGTATACCCTTGCAGATGACCCTACTGGTGAGACAATTACTGATGAAGAAATGCAATCATTAATAGACTCAGGTCTTGTTGTTAGAAAGATTGAGAATATTGAAGGTACCGTTAGTAAATCAATTAAAGCTAAGATTACTGAGATTAAAGATAAAGCTCTTTCTACTGCAAAAGAAGTTGCTTCCAATACTTTAAATTACCTTAAAGATACGGCTACTTCTATTAAAGATAATTTAGCAACTAAATGGGAGAATATAAAGAGTGCAGTTGGCGTTGCAAAGAATAAGGTTAAAAACCTATTTACTCATACTGAAACGGTATGGCAACTAGCTGATGGCTCAGGTTACTACAAATACAATGGTAGTGGCTGGGAGAAATGTACAAGTCTTGGAGATGCAACTGGTGAAGTATTAACAGAAGAAGAATTCCAAGATTTAATTGACTCTGGTTTAGTTGTAGAAGATACAGTTACAGTTGATGGTTCCATTAAGACCAAATTTACTGAATTAAAGGATAAACTTACCTCTACATTCAAAGAGAATATCGAGAATGTTAAATCTACTTTAAGCGGATTTAAGAAAGAGGCATCTGACTTTATTTCTGATGTAAGAGAGAATGGATTCCTTTCAGCTGTAAAGAAAAAGATTACTACAAAATCAACAGATGCATGGTATACAGCAGATGGTGCTGGATATTACATAGCTAATAGCGATGGTAATTATGATTACTACACAATCAATGGTGATTTAGTTGATAATCGCCAATTAACCGAAGATGAATTTAATGAATTACTTAATGAAGGAACTCTTGTAAAGGGTGAAATCATAGAAGATAGTGAGGCTAAGAAAGCTCTCGATACTATTAAAGATAAAACTAAAGAAGCATGGAAGAATGCAAAAGACACCGTAAAGAATAAGTGGAATAACTTTACTAAATGGCTAACAGGAGCAAGTGGTACAAGTACTGAGTCAGAAGCTTCTTCTGGCGGTAGTGGTATTGGACTTGATGCTATCGGTGGAAATGGTAAAGGTAGACAGTTAGGATTTGGTGGAAAAGGAACTTCTACAGTTGATACTGAGAATAATTTTGCATACTATTCACAGAATGATGCTTCTTGGAAGAATAGTCCTTATATGAACAGCAACGGTACAGATGACGGTGCTACACTGGGAGATAGCGGATGTGGTCCTACGGCTATGGCTATGGTTGCATCACAAGGTTCTAATGTAGTGACTCCTACAGATATGGCACAGTTAGCAACTGCTTCTGGATTTAGGGACGATACAGGAACTAATGAGAAATTTATCGATTATGCAGGAAGTAAACTAGGATTAAGACATACATCTACAGAGAACCCATCTGAAGATTATATCAAGGATAGTGTAAGCTCTGGAAGACCTGTTATTCTTAATGGTGTAAGTGATTCTGGTTCTGCATTTACTCCAGCAGGTCACTACGTTGTAGCTGTTGGATTAGACGATAATGGAAATGTCTTGGTAAATGACCCTAGAGGTAAATCTTACTCTAAGGCTTATGCAGCATCAACTCTTGCTAATAATACAAGAAAAGCTTGGTCATTTGGTGGAAATGGACGCCGCAGATGGTTTGGTGGTAGAGGTGTACTTGATAATTACAATGCAACCTATGCTACAACAAATGCAGTTTACAATAAATCATCAAATACTGCTGAAGCTGATTTAGCTAAATGGGTTGGAATAATAACGACTGTTAAACAGAAGGTAGCTGAACAAGCCCCAACTTATAATCAGTCAGGATATATCACAATTGACGTTAATGGTACATCTCTTAGCGTTAGAACTGACTGTACAGGTATCATCACAGCAATGCTTCAACTTTATGGTGCTCTTGATAAGGGCGTTGCGGTTAATTCTAATGCACTTCTTAAAGATGGTGCAATTCCTAGGTACTTTACTAGAATTGACTGGCCCGGTTGGGATGGGTTACAACAAGGTGACATTATTGTCAGAAGTGGTCATGCTGAAATATTTGCATATAATGATGATAATAGTAAACACCATGTATGGAATGGTGGCTCAACCAATGCACTATGTAGTTCAGGTGCAACGTACTCAAGCCATCCAGATTATACATTAATCTGGAGACTTTCATCAGTAGCACAGGCATCTCTTGCAAATGGTGCTACATTTACAATACTTAGTGCAGACGAAGCAGGAAGTGGTACAACGTACTCTTCAAGTTCATCTAGTTCAAGTTCTACAAGCTCGTCAGATTCAAGTAGTTCATCAGGTGGATTTACTTCTATCTTGAGTAAGATTGGACAGATATTCTCTAACTTTGCTTCTAGTGCATTAAATGGAATATTGACGGGAGATTGGTCATATAATAAGGTCAGTGGCAGTGATGATGGTACGGGTACATCAAGTGGTTCATCTTCAGATGACTCATCAGGTACGTCATCAGCAAATGTAGAAGCTCGTACTTTAGCATCTACAAGTGAGAAACAGAAGATTTGGAATTACCTTAGAGACCAAGGATACAACAAGTATGCTGCTTCAGGTATCATGGGTTGTTGGGAAACCGAGTCAAGTAATACTGCTGATACTGTCGAAGGATATTACCTTAAGAAATATCCGGGTGCAAGTAATGTACTTACAGATAATAAGTCAATGAATAATTATACTGAAAATGTATTATTCCCTGCGTATGCTAATTCTAATATTAGTCTTAATAAGAGTGGATACAAGGGAACCGATGGTAATTATTACCCCGGTGTAGGTCTTGCACAATGGACAGGTTCTCGTGGATATAATCTCTTTAACTATGCTAAGAATAATGGCGGAAAATGGGGAGATACAAATACACAGCTTAAGTTCTTTACTAACGAAATGAATAATAAGTATTCCAGTGTAAAGAACCAATTATCTACAGTGGATAATGTAGAAGATGCAACAAGAGACGTTCTTGATGGATACGAAATGAGTGCAGGCTTCTCTTCAAAGAATCCTTCATGGTATCAAGATAGACTTGGAAATGCAAAAGGCATATATAACTTATTTGGTGTTGATGATTATCTTGACGATCCAAATTATGATATGGATGACCCTAATGACCCACGTAACAATGGTGGTGTTGGAACGAGAAGATTTGGTGGTAGAGGAGATGCTTCTGATGCAGAACTTGCAAAGACAGTTATTTCTAATACATCAGCATTCTCCGATTTAACAAGTACACTTACCAATAAGAGTTCAACTGATATTTCTAGAGGATTTACAGATAGTTCTACCTCAGGTAGTCTAACTTCTTCATCAGAAAGCATATCAGCTGGAAGAATGGAAGAACTCATAGCAAATGCTATCAAGATACTTGAAGCAATTTCAACTAATACTGGATACTTACAGAATATTGACACTGGAATTAGTGGATTATCTAAATCTACTAACGTAGTTAACACAGGTTCAAATGGTAATGTTATAATTGCAAATAGTGGTAATAGCTCTACTAATAATACCACTGCAACAAAAACAACACCAAGTAAGAACTCACAATTAGCTTCTCAAATAGCTAAAGGATAAAAAATAAGAAGGTAGCGAAATTAATCGCTACCTTCTTTTAAATCGGTTTTATCCATTATACTTTCTACATCACTCATCCAATTTGAGAATTTTCCTAGATTATATTCTATATCGCAATCAGCTTCTGATAAAGCTGAATATGTTGCCATATATGCCATTCCCAAATTGGTAAATTCATTTCTAATTACCTTTACAATATCTTTTGCACCATCCATGAGATATACTGGAGCATTTAGGGCATCATCAACTATCTTTAATGACTTACCCATTACATTGGTAAGGTCGCTAAAAATCTTTGCCTGCTCTCTAGTTTCAATTGCAAGTATCATTTGCATCTGACCATTTTTTATCTCCTTCACCATATTGCTAAAAGCTTCTACTATTGTAGATAATTTGGTAAAGCTGGTTATTTTTTCGGTGTACTCTTTATATGTATTACTTGGGTCACCATTAATATAGAAATAATCAAATACCTCTTTCTTTTTTGTAGAGATATAATACTCATCACCTACTTCTTTTAATATCTTGCTCATTAAATCTTCAGCATCATTCTCATTTTCTTCTGGTTTTACCTCATCATTAATAACTTCAACGTCCATATTACTTCCTTTCCGCTAACTTTTTAGCCTTTTGATAATTTTATGTCTGATATTTTCTATTTTGTAATGCAAGGAATTTTCCAAATATTACAATAATTAAAGGGCATCTAATTACTTACCCTCAGTAAAACGTATGCGAACAAAACGTTAAAGAAAAATATTGAAGGAGGGCAAATTGCTTATGGCAATTAGATACTCAATCATATTTAATTTTATCAAAAAAGAAAGGAGGTACTGTTATTAGTAGTACCATTTATTTATTCTAGTATCACTAGGATAAGGTATTATATAATAGCAGGTTAGGAAAATTATGCCTAGATCTACTCAAATCATTCCAAAGTATACTTTCCCTCACGAGGAAGTATATATTAATGATAATTCGGCACAGGACATAACGCAAACAGCGAGTGAGACTCTCACAATGAAATACCTTGCGGTTTTTGCATCAGCCAAGGGAATAGATAATAAATTGGTAAGCGTTAGCAGTCTAGACGATTATTATGCGACATTTGGTAAGACCAATTACGCTAAATATGGTCAGCCACATCTTATGCCAGAAGCATACCTCTCAAATTCAAACGTTGAGGTTTGGTGTCTTCGTGTAATGCCGGATGATGCAAGGTATGCAAACTCTGTATTGTCTCTATGGTATAAGGAAGATGTTGAAAATAAGGCATTCAGGATTAAGTTTACCGCTAAGAATTTAAGCGATGATGATGTAGCTGCAATCGCTGATGATACAGAGAACCCAATGGCAGACCGTGACCTTATAAATGATTGCGGAGCACTTCTTGATGGAGTTGCAGTTGACGGTGCTTATGTTGATGACGAGGGCTACACACAGGTACCTATTGCTGTATTTACAGCACAGGGTAGAGGTGTTTACGGTAATAACTTACGTTGGAGAATTACTCAGAATACTGAGTATGAAAAGGATTACTCTACAAAGTTCTATACATTCGAGATTCTTGATGTTGAGAACGGTGTTACAGTTGTTCAGGCAACCAATGCAACAATTATCGCAAATCCAGCACTTGACAGCGCTAACTTTATAAATGATGTTATCGAGGATTCAGATGCATCTGATATTGCGGCAACTATCCACGTATTTGATGATAATGTTGAGAACTTATACGATACATATGTTAAGTTCTGCAATCAGGTTGTTGATACATATCCTGATGAGGTTATTACAATACCTGATAAGACAGTATTTGACCCATTCTTCGGATTAAATCTGAAGAAATCAATTGCTAAGGCAGCAACAGCTCAGCCATATATTGTCTTTGAAGCAAAGAAGACAGATGATGTCGCTGATGATGCTGAGAATATTGCAGATTATACAGAAACAGATATCATTACACTTGACAATGTTGCAGGTAACAACTTTGACAATGGTGATGATGGTATATTCGGTAGCTCAGATGCTGACGTCAGAAATGACGCATATGAGAAGATGTATCAGAGAGCATTCCTTGGTGATGTAGATAAGCTCATTCTCTCATCTAGGAGAATTCCTGTTGAGACACTTTATGATGCAAACTACAGCATGGATACAAAGATGGCTCTTGCACGTCTTGCTCTTCACAGATTTGATGCTCCTGTACATCTTGATACAGGCTTCAGAGAGTCTCTTGGTACGGTTGATATTGCCAATATGGTAATCGACTTTACTCCTATTGAGGAGCTTGCAGAAGAGTTTGATACTCTTGAGAATAACTTCCCATTAAGTATTGATACTCATGATTACAAGATTAAAGAGGCTTGCACAGGTAAGCGTGTACGTGTTACAATAACATACTATCTTGCTATGACAGACCCTGTTTATTTAAGAGCAAATGATGAGTCTCCTATTCCAAGAACTGGTTCTAATGCCGTTCTTTCAGGACACATCAAGGATTCACTTTCACCTGCAATTGATGAGAGTGACAGCGAGATTAAGCAGGCTCTCTATGATGCTGGTATTAACTTCTTTGAGTCTACCGGCGTTAATAGATTTGAAAGAGCAACTGACCATACCTTCATTAAGGCTAAGGATGAGAATACAACAAATTCTGACCTTGCAATCGAGAATAACGTTATCGCTCTTTTCGATTTGAAGCGTGCTATGGAGGCTGAGTTCAGGGCTAACAGAAATAATATCACGACACCAGAGCGTCGTAAGGATATGCGTGACTACTTGCTTGCTAAGTATGATTACCTTAAGGGTACAAGATTCGATTCATTCGATATCAAGTACAAGGCAAACGAGTACGAGAGCAAACGCAACATCACTCATGTGTACGTTGCTGTTACATTCTATCCTAGAAGTGAAATCACTCTTATTGAAATCGATGTTAACCAGAAGACGTATCAGGCTGACAGCGAGGACGATTAAAAAATAAAATGAAAGGAGAAAATGGTAATGGCTATTACAATTCAGACTGGTGCTCATCAATATGACGCTAGTAAAATAACAAAATATGCCTTAACCCTTGGCGGATTAAATACAAATTATTCGGCATTAAAGGGTTGGGATCCATTGATGGCTAACTATCCAAGATTATTCATGGTTAGAAAGCCTATATCAGTTATGACCTATTTTCAGGATACACCTGAGAAATTTAATGCCTTTAAGCATATGCTAGAGTATGCTAACCTTGGTGTTTCAGGACTCCAGAATCCAACTGTTGAGTTTGATGAAATCAAGGGTGGTTATGGCGGAAGGTCATTTGAAATCCCTAAGGGAGTTACAGACTCAACAAATGAGTTTACAGTTAAGCTCGTTGAGTTAAATGGTTCTCCTGTAAGAGAAATTCTTCACACATGGATCAACATGACAGTTGACCTTGATACCAGCTTGCTTCATTACAATGGTATGATTGCATCTGGTAAGTTGGGATATTCTCAGGCAAATCATACAGCAGAGTTTATCTATGTACAGACAGACCGTAGCGGTATGAAGGTAGAGTATGCTTGCCATTTGACAAACTGCTTCCCTAAGGAAATTCCTACAGACCACTTCAATGCAGATGACCCAAGTGATCATAAGCATGTAGAAGTAGATGTTAAGTTCACATGCACAAAGCGTGAGGGACTTGATGTTAATGAGAAGGCTAAGTGGTTGCTTAAGGCTAATCAGATTATGGTTAACTCTCTTGAGTACTGCACAGGTCTTGATACTTCGATCGTTGCTAATCCTACAGGATACAATCCTGTTACAGGTGAGATTGGCTCTAGATCATCTTCAGATGCTAGAACTATCACAGATTCAGATGGAAACGATGGATATTATCGTACACCAATCACAAGCGATAATGCAAGTGATTACGAGCAGGGTGCTGAGCTTGATACGTCAGCGGATAACTGGATGTATGCTACTCCGTCATTTACGGATATGGGTAACCAGAAGTAGACTTCCTAAAATATATACAAAAAAGAAGAGTTGGAATTTATTTTCCAACTCTTCTTTCTTTTTACTTTTTGAAGTGATTTTTAATTCGGACCACTATTGCTGTTATTAAGAATATTAAGAGACCTAGAACTGGTATCCCAATTTCTATCTTTAGTATTAGAAAAACTATCTCCTTGAATCCCATACTTAACGTGTCCTTTCTTCTTTACTTGCTTACTGTACAGACTTATTTCGTCAGAGAATGTATCATGTGATGAATTTCCCGACATATACATGATAATCGTATCACATACTTTCTTCTGTAAATCAGAATAATCATGCTCAGTATCTGTCTTCCAGATTTTCTCCATTGATTGGATAGCCGTATTAAATGCAAGTGCTAGTATCCATATTTGGTTAACAGTACAAGCACAAACTGTTCTATCCACCCATATTTCATTATTAATTACCTGTGCACTTGGTGTGTCATCAGTAAGGCAAGCATCATGATTTATCCTATTTAGTAGTGTTGAATAAAATTCATCCCTTGCCGTATCTTTGTATAAAGCCATCATAAATTTTCCTCCTATAATTTTACTATATTAGAAAATCCTACTGATTTTCTTCCTGTTGGTCCTTCCTCTATACTTGGTATGCCAAAAGTTTCTGTTACAGACTTAAATGGTGCAAGTACTGCATTTACTACTGTGGTATAATCTATATAAGGAATAATCCAATCAGGTATTCTATTCCCACTTGGTATTGCTATTACTGACAAGCCTTCTATCTTTTCTTTATCAGAACTTGTCTTAACAAACATACCAGTTTTATCATGGAAAATTACTTCATCTATCGTATTATATATTCTAGGATTAGTTTCTTTTAATCCTTTAATAATATCCATATTATAGATGACTGTCTTTAGTATACTTACCTTTGCAGGTAAAGTTATTTGATCATTTGGATAAAGAGCATTCCAAGCAAAAGTTCCACGGATACTTTGCTCTCTTCTAGGGTCGTCATATGCAGCTAATTCTTTTGGACTACCCAGTGGAAGATATTTTGTATCTCCTTCCATTAATGATACTTTGATATCTTTTCTGAATTGCTTCATTATATTAAGAATTCTTACTACATCAATATCATCTTTCTCAAGTAATTCGTTCTTTACTACATCCAAATAGAAGTTAGCAGTCTCATCTGATGTACTTGCTTTTCTAAAGTCATATCCTTTAATATCATATTTAGGTTTAACAAGTAGATTACCTTCTCGAAGAACCATCTTATTTAGATATCTCTTCTTTACATTTGCTAAGATTAACTTAGAGAAGAAGAACTCATTCTTCATCTGATATCTCCATCTGTAATCCTTTGCTACATTGCTATGAATACCATATAAATCAAGAGTAGTAGAAATTACCTGTGTAATGATATAAGTGATTACATTGATATTGATGAATACATTGTCAATATATGGTCTACCATAATCACCTTGCATCACCTCGTCGAAGCAATATTCTATCCAAGGGTCAAGTGATAAGATATTACTATCTGTATCAATTGTAGTGACGACGTTTCTCTTGAAGTTCTTTAATTTGTACATCCTATCACTGAACATAAACGGCACATAGATATACTTCATTATTAACTCATTTAAATACTTAAGAGGCGTTTCTATACTCTTAGGTGCTTTATTTGGGTTATAAAATAACTCATATTCCCTAATTTTCTTCCATGCTTTTGCAGGTGATTTTTCAGCTTTAATCTGCTCTAAATATTCCTCTGGTACAACTGAAAAATCATTATCATCTTTCATTGGTGGAAATGACCTTATTGAACCATAGATTACATTGAATAAATCTTTTATGTACTGATGCTCTTCTGTAAACTTCATAAGATTATACTTCCAATATAGTCTAGTAAGTTCTTCGCTGGTTCTATTATCAAGGTAATTCATCATTAGTTCTTCATCATTTTCTTCCTTTACGATTACTCTATCAATAAATCTATTAAAGCAATCTTCAGATGTTTTTCTAACCACCCATTCATCAAGTTCTACTTCTTCCTTTAATACAACATCAGCCCATGTATAAAACTCCTGTAAATCTATAAATGTAAAAGTATTAGCAAGTACAGCTTCAAATGTAGTCATTGCTGTAGATATTACTGACCTTGCTGTCTTTGTTGTAGTGGCAGCACACTCCTTATTATAAAAAGGAGATGTTGTTAATCCATTACCACCATACCATGAGTTGGAAAGAGATTTAAAGTTAAGCTGACCATTATTATGGATATTATAATTAATCTTATCCTGTGCCTGTTCAGCCGCAAACATCTGTTTTTTCTCTTCTGACCTTGATACATCAAATTCATTAAGCATGACAGCGTTTGCATTTACTGCTTCTGAGTGCTGCTTAAAGAATGTTGCATTTGCTCCTATTATCGGTTTTCTTTCCATTACATAATCTAGTGTAGATAATAGGGTAGAGGTCTGCGCTTCATGCGTATATGTATTACCCACTTTAACCTCTGGGTTCATTAATTTATCTTCTACTTCTTTTGTAACTACTTTTATTACGTCTTTTTTATTTAACTTAGGATATGTCTTAAGTAGAGCAGCACTTGCTTGCTCTACATATTCTGTCAAAAATCGACTATCCTTTACAGCTTTTTTATTCATAAAATTTTCACCTCAATAATTTCATTAAATGGACGTTAAGGCTATTTTCTATATGTAACTTATGGATTTTGCCTAAAAATACGAGTAGTATCAATTACTACTCGTATCATTATCTTGAAATGCTAATGGCGATTGCTTTAAATACATATTCGCATCAATTGCTACACGGGTTGCTATTGCATGTTCAACCTTGCTAATTTTATCAATACATTTTTTCTTGTTATGTCTTCCAGATATTAGTGCATCATAATTTTCGCAAAGTTCCATCAAGTATTTGCGTTCAATATTTTTATCATTAAGACTACCAAGGCTTTCAACGTATTGGATGCTCCTGAGTATTACATTCATTATTCCTAATTCATGCACTTGTATTGATTTATCTAACTCAATGCGATATTCATGAATAGATGGTATTTCAATGAGATAGACATTATCCCAAGACCACCGAACTGTAAAATCAAGAGTATTTATATCATTTAAATTACCTCTTATGGTTTTATTTTGATTATAACCTGTATCATGACAAATTTGATAAACTCGATATATTGTATAACACAAAACGGCTATTATAAATATGTCAAAGAGTATCATTACTACAGATAATATTCCAAATGTCACAGTTTCAATATAATTATCCATAATTGCACCTCCAATTAATTTAATTAATTGAGTTGTTGTGCTAGTTCATTTTCTGTATAAAGTATATTAACTGATGTATTCAGTATTTCTGGTGGTTCTGTTGGATAAAAACACCCAGCGTAATAGCAATTAGTCTCTTCATTATGAATTATAACTCTGCCCTTTTCATCAATCCCAATTATATAAAAAATGTTGCCTGATTTATCAGTAAATCCTATTCGGCGTATTGGTTCTGATGGTTCTAAACCAACCAAAATATCATCTAAAGTTCTTTTTTCAGTTTCCATTAATAATCCCTCCTTATTAAACTTGGCATAATATCATATAATACCTGAGTAAAATACATGTATTTCTCTTCAGGATTATTATATTCCTTTATTCCTTTTAGCTCAGCTGTTTGAAAATCTATTATTGCATCGAGAATATCAATTTCTCCCACACACATTTTATATGCTACTGGGAGAATTTCTTTCTTTGCAAATTCTACATTGCAATCAAGTTGTTTTAATATAGATTTATTTACAGCACTAATTATTGCAGTAATTTCTTTATTATTAGCATGATAAAATTCATACCAATCTGCTTCTTTTGTAGTAGATAATTTACACTTCCAGTGTCTATCTGTGTAGACATTCTTATGTAATACTATAGGAGACCTATCAACCTTATCAAAAATAATCTCAGTATATGCTATACTGTGATATGATTTCTGCATATAATTACCTCGTCTAGTCTGATTAATATTTATTGGTAATTTAGGTTCTTCTATATTCTCTTTTGCATTTACTTTGAAATATTTTCTACGGCAATTATCAACGATAATAGATACTCCCCCTACACATATTCCAAGTACTGCATAACCAATTAATTCTTTAATGCTTCTCATTTATAGCTCAACCTCTCTGATGTCTGATATTCTGGATGTGTTTTAGTATTTAGATATGGCTCTAGTACATCTAGGATTTTATTGTAATTAATCCTGACTTCCTCTAGCATTCTCCATTTATTTATTCCATGATTAATAATATAAGTATCTAATGCTAGTGCTATTTTGGTTAAATGGTCTGCACATTTTACATCTACCGTAAAACGGTCAAACTCTTCCAAGTGTGTATTTTCACTTACATTATTTACCTCCTTTATTAAATTTTCAGCAGAAATAATATACTTATTATAGATTTGAAGAATATCTTTTCTGACACTAGGAGTAGTCCTAGAATGGTTATACTGTCTAATGTGCATTTCACCCTCAGCAGATGTCATATAAAAATTACTGCAACTCCAAGCAATTTCATCTGGACTAGCATCCTTTGGTTTTTTAAATGAACTTATCTTTCCTTCTATCATGTGTATTAGCTTTTCCAGACTATTCTCTGTACTAGGGTTAACCTTGTTCATTAGTTCTGGGGTAACAAATTCGTCATAAAAAACTACATTTGATTTTAACCCATACTGCTTCTTTTTCTTATCTTGCATAACTTTTCCTCCTTTATTTTTTCCTTAAATGTGAGTATTTCATTTATTGCAAAAATATTATATATTTAGCTGGGAAAACAATTTTCCTTATAGAAAACACTCAATTAAAATCAGAAAGGAGGACTAAATAACATGAAAGTTATTTTGACTAATGGCACAAGTTTTACCTTGGGTACTTATACAAAAATTAAGACAACTTTAAATGGCGATATCGTCGATGCTGTTGTTTTACAGCTCACAGGTACTACTCTTAGTGCAGTTAAGAAAGCATTCGCTGATGAGAGTAACATGGTTACTTTAAGTATTCATGATGATGGCGACTCACGAAATGATATTCCTGCGTCTGACGTAGCACTTAATGGTTACCAGACGAAGATTTCTATAGCATTGGGAAGTGAAGACGACGAATTCGTGGTAACACTTGCACAGCAGAATGATACAAGTTCAAAGATTGCTGCATTATCAGCTGACGTTAGCAGCCTTGCAACATCAGTTGAGTCAGCTCTTAAAATCTTCACAGAGCTTCGTGATACAACTCAGACATACCTTGAGACATTAAATGCTGCCGTTGATAAAAGTGACAAGGCATCTGCCGCTGTTGCTTCTCAGGCAGAGACTATAGCTACATTAACAGCAAACTCAGAAGCATTAAACAACAATGTTGTTGATGCTCTTAAGAAGGTAGCTGATGCACAGGCTTCTTATGAAGATGGAATTAAGTCAATGAATCAGGTTAGAGAGGCTGATGATGGTCTCCAGACATCTATCAATGATGCAATCAATCAGGTTACAACGCTTATCAACAGCAGTGACCAGATGACAAATCAGTTCAATGAGAGAGTAGAGTCATTTGATTCTATTCGCCTTGCAATGGATAATATCCATACAAGTATCACCGAAGCTAATACAAATAGTGATGATACAAAGAAGCTCGTTGAAAGTTTCCAGACAGCCATGGATGAGTTCAATGACACTATTACCGAGAATAACACGGTTGTTAAGGATACAAAGAAGATTGTTAGCGAGGTTCAGGAGGCAAACGCTACTCTTGAAAAGAAGCTCACAGATACAACAAGTACTGTTGAAGAGCAGGTTACCAAGTTAACAGATACAAACAAGACACTTGCCACATATAAGGAAACAGCTGATAAATTGGATGAGAGAGTTAAAGCTCTTGAGCCAGTTACAGACCTTACTACCTTATCACTTAGCGATGCTAAGCAGGCAAGAATTACAGAGTCACAGGCAGCTCTTGCTGAATGGTTAGAGGATAACCCTGTTGAGTCTACATGCCACGGCGGAGTTGTTGATAAATATTCTATTACTGCTGAGAAGCAGGCTTACTTACAGGCTATGATACTTATCACAACTATGGCTCAGACAAATAATATCCCTTATCAGCCTTCATGGAATGCTAAGGGCAAACCTTGTACGTATGACTGGACATTAGCAGAATTACAGCAGCTTGCAATTGAGATTGAGCAGGTTGTAAGACCTAGGATTTCTCGTCAGCAGGCAATCGAACAGGAGATTTTAGCAACTGGTACTATTGAGGACTTGCTTGCTATTGAGTTCGATTTTGCTAATGTTGAAGCATCTCCAGTTCCAGAAGTTTCTACCACAGAAACAACAGCTGAAGATACTACAGAGTCTAAATAATATAAAAGAAAGGACGGAATTCAGGAATGAATGAATATTTGAATTGGATTGATGAATTCCTTGAGGAAGCTGATGCACCACAATCAGATATCGGGGAAGATTCGATTGAATATTTTGATGAAACTGCAGAGTCTGAGAGCACCGATGATCTCTTCGAAGAGCAGGGCAACGGCCATGTAGCTTTCTCTAATCCTAAGAAGGATATAAAGAGAAAAGTCTCTGTAGTTGTTGAGAAAATTAAGGCTCTTGTTGATTCTATTATTCAGAAAATAAAAGAGCTCAGCTTACAGTTACAAGTTAAATTCAGCCAGCTTAAGTTTAAGCAGGCATTAAAGAAGGTTGGTCGCAATGCTATCAAAGAAATTAAGACTAATCCATATTTAACGAAGCAGGGTAAGGCTCTTGCGGCAGAGCTGGTTAAAGCAAATGTAGAACTACAGAATAATCTCACTAAGCCTTGGACACAGCTAGTAACTGGCAAGATTGATGTGGATACATATGATACCTACATTAATAGGCAGGTTGATAAATTTAACAGCACTATTGACATTATCGAGAATAAGATGAATGTTATGGATTCATCAGACAGTGCTATAGAACGTACAGAACTCGTTATGGCCAATCTTGACAATGCTCTTGCTGATATCTCTACTGTATACAGCCGCACTGTAAATAACACACTGAAAAAGCTTAACGAGGTTAAGGCTGATGGTGTTAAAGCTGCAAGAGCTAGTGAAGCTAGAATTGCAGAGATTAGCAAGGTTCCAGCATCTGAGCAGATATTGGTAGCAGTATCCAAGGTCTCATCAGCTATTTCAAAGGTTATTGGAAGATTTACTACTGCAATGCATAAGATACTTGCAAAGATTGCATCTGCAGGTGATAAGGCAATCCGTGCAGTTGCAGGTAAAACCGCTGAAAAGCAGTCAAAGAAGAAGAAATTACCATTTAAGGAATCTGCTGAAGATTACGAAGATGGTACTGAGACCGATACCGAGTATGATGAGTCTTGGGAAGATGAGATTGACGCAATAATCGCTAGTCTCTAGTATATATTGATTATCTGGAGGATAGTTATTCCTCCAGATAATCTTTTTAAATGATTATGAAAGGAGAATACCACTATGGAAATGACTTACCTTGAGTGGATTGATGATTTTACCGCTGAAGACAATCAGTGGTATTATTATGAAGATTCTAATGGAAATCAGCAAAAAGAGCAAGGCTTCTTAGGAAAGTTAATGACTAAGATATCAGATTTCTTTAAAAGAATTCGTGATGCTATCGTTGGTTTCTTTACAGGAAAGAGTACTGAGAAAGCAATAGAAGAGGCTAAGGATAGAGACCAGAATGAAAAGCTTCAGCTTTCACCTAAGAACCTTAAAATGGTTGAGCAGGGTGATATTTCTCTTAAGGAATTAGAGAAATGCAAGAATGCTGATGATGTAAATAAGGCTCTTGACGATTACAGAAAAAAAAAGAATCTTATTACAGCTGGAAAAATTGCAGCTGTTGTATTAACAGTTGGAGCAGCCGTTGGAATATTAAAGAAGAGTAAAGATAAAGAGCTTAAAAAGAGTAAGGCTTATGAAGATACCATTACTCAACTTGTAAAGAGATGTGATGATCTCTCTGCAAAGGTTGAAGCAAATGAGAAAGAGAAAACTCAGAGTGTATTTGCAGCTGCAAGTATGGAGATAAATAAAGACAAAACTCATTTCTTAGGAAGATGGATTAAAGATTTGCAATCAGCTCTTCAGAATAAAGCAGATGATGTAAGATATAGTGCTAAGAATATGGGTGGCAAGAGTGTTGAAGATATCATGGCTAATGCTCGTAATAACATTTCAGCTGCTGTTAGCAATACCAAGAAGAATGGCGGAAATATTGGTGCTATGGAATCACTCCAGAAAGGATTTAATACAGCAATCGCTAAGGGTGGCGAAGGGCTGGATGTAACAAAAGCCAATAAGACTGCTGCATATATCGTAAGTATCAGTAAGGTTAAAGACCAGAAACAACTGTCGAAAATGCTTTTACAGGCTAAACAGATGATATCTGAACTTTACTAATTCGGGAGGTGTTATTATGAATACTTTATCTGACCGAAATGATGCCAAAGTCCAAGCTTCCTACAATAAATTCATTGAGTATTTTAATGATAATTATTACATGGAAGATGGTAATTCTGCTAAGAAGCAAGGATTACTTAAAAGAATACGTGATTTCTTTGAAAAATCTATAGATAGAATAAGAGATTTCTTTGATGGTAAGAAAGTTCAAAAATTGTCAGAAGTCAAAATCAATGATAATGCAAAGATTATGGTTTCTGCTAAAGAGCAAAAGCTTATTGAGCAAGGAAAAATCTCTATGACTGAACTTCAGAAGTGTAAAACTCCTGAAGAAGCTGAAAAAGTAATGGCTAATTATAGAAAGAAAAAGAAAGCTATTCTAGCAATCACTGCAACAGTTACTATATCTGCAACGGCTGCAATAGCATGGATAAAGCATGGTAAGAATAAGCAGATTAATGATGCTAAGAAAATGCAGAAAGAAACTGAGAAATATGTACTTTATGATGGTGATGACCCCGAGTTAAAAAGATTGGCTAAACGAGGTGAAGAATTAGCTAACCAATATCTTGCAAATATAAAAGCTCAGGATTATATGGAAATTACCAGTGATACATTGGAAGCCACCCACCAAATCAATAAAGGGATTTTGGATGAGTTGGGTGAAATCACAATGATAATAGCAAGTGCTAGGATGAAAGAGATTGAAAAATCTTAATCCCTTTTTACCAACTTATCTTACTAAAACGAGTTCTGAAGATTAACAAAATTAGAGAGAACACCAGCAGATTTGCTGGTGTTCTC